GAGGTAATAGATGTAGAAGAAGATGCAGTGGACTAAGCATCCAACCATACCTACGCCCGATAAAGGCAGGCTCAAGGCTCTCTTAGACGCAAAGGGACCACAAGCCGTGTATGATGTATGGAAAGCCCGTGAGGACGCTATAAAACTAACTATAGACGATCCTCTGCGTCACGGAGTAAACTTAGTAAGCTGGGACAGGATTAGGTGGGCTTTGTCTAAGTATAATGAGGTTCTAGTTCTTGGCGGTAACCGGGGTGCTAAGACCACAGGTATGGCTAAGATATTTATGGAGTCTATTACCAAGCACATGGATGGACACGTAGTATTGTTTTCACAGAATGCTGATACCTCTGTAAAGGTTCAGCAGGCTGCTATATGGGAGTTTATGCCCAAGGAGTTTAAACGCAAGACTAAGGGCATAGAGGGATACATAAACTATTCTATGCAGAATGGTTTTACTGGTCAGTCTTTTATATTCCCAGATACTAGAACTCGTGTAGATTTTAAGACATACACGCAGTTTAGTAATAACCACACAATACTAGAGGGTTTTGAGTTTGGGTTTCCTAGTCTGGGCAATCACCCAGAGAATGTAGGGATTGGCAATGATGAGTATCTAGGTGACTCTACGCTTATTAATACACAGCGTTTTCGTCTAGCTACCAGGGACTCCAAGTTAGTTACAGGCTTTACACCGATTGATGGGTACACAGAACTTATTGCTGACTATCTAAGAGATGCTGAGATCTTGGAGACTAAACACGCAAAGCTAATTGATGAGCCTGTGCCTGTAAAGCAGTATAGTGTAAACAGAGATGCTGGCATTGTCTATCTACATACAGATGAAAATCCATTTGGTGGCTATAATCGTATAGCTAAAGACCTACAGGGTAGACCTAGAGAAGAGATACTGACACGTGCCTATGGAGTGCCTGTTAAGTCAATGACTACTTTGTTTCCATACTTTAGTACAAAGGTACACGTAACCGATGAACTACCTGCTATAAACAAAGAAACACACACAGTGTATCAAATAGTTGACCCTGCTGGAGCTAGGAACTACGTGGCTATATGGGCTGCTGTTGACAAACAAGGGTATGTTACCATACTCCGTGAGTGGCCAGACAGAGACAGCTATGGTGAGTGGGCATTATCAGGCGATCCAAAGTGGAGGTTTGGTCCAGCAGCTAAGAAGCTAGGATACGACATCCAGGCATACATAGATGAGTTTGAAGAGATAGAGAGAGAACTAGGCGTAGAGGTATTTGAGCGTATAGGTGACTCTCGTTTCTTTGCTAGAGAGAATGAAGATAACACAGATTTGTTTGAGAGCTTTGCTTCTAAGGAAATGTTCTTTATACCCTCTAGCGGAGCAGACATTGAGACAGGACTGTCTGGGTTAGATGAGTGGATGTTGTACAATCCAAACGCAGAGATAGATGATGCAAATAGACCAATTTTGAAAATACACTCATCCTGTGGCAATTTAATACAAAGTTTAATTAACTGGGGGCATAGAGGAAAAGTGGATGAACCATTGAAGGACTGGATTGACCTTCTACGTTATTTGCGAATGGCGAATGATGGGTATGGTCCAGATTATGTTTCTGACACCTCTATGAACACAACAAGAAAGTCCGAAGGAGGATACTAATGGCAAAGAAAAGATTACACCAAATAGCAAAGGAGTGCGACATTCCTTTTGAAGAAGCAATGGATCTAGCGTTTAAACACCTAGATGAAGATATGATTACAGGAGCAAAACATTTGACATGGATTAATGAAGAAGGGCAAGAAATACTAGATGACGTTATACCCATGCCTGATGTATCTGTTGAAACACAAGAGCCAAACAAATTAATATATAGAGGAAAAGTCTTGGGAGAGTGTCCAAACCCTATGTATGTGTCTGTTTATAATCGTGAGCGTTTTCGTAGAGTCAACGTAAAAATTAATAAAAAATTGCAGGGGAAACTTATTGGAAAAACAATTTATTTTGAAGAACGTAAAGAAAACAACATTTCAAAATATTATTGGGTAAAAAAGATTTGATATATATGATAAACTAATACATACCAATGTTAAGCGATACAATTTCTGAGGAACTAACTTACGTCGGCAAAGAACCAGGTGTTAAAGCTCTGCGTCAGGCGTATAATCAAACTGTAAACGAGCTAGATACTTATTTTGATCTATGCCGTAGTAGCTACGACGATAGACGTAATTGGTGGCCTGGCAAAAGCCGAGACTTGCGTAAACATGGTTCTGACGCTTTCCCGTGGGAAGGTGCAGCAGACATGGAATCTCATGTCATTGATGAGCGTGTTACTAAGTTAGTATCATTGTTTATTACTTCAATAAAACGAGCCAACGTTCGAGCTTTCCCAGTAGAAGTAGCAGATATTGCTCGTTCTAAGGTTGTTTCAAACTTTCTTAAATGGATGGTGTCTAGTGGTTATATTCCTCGTTTTATGCAGGAAATGGAGCTAGGAGCTAACTATATGCTTGAGCGTGGGCTTTTGATAACCTATGTTGGCTGGCACAGAGAAGACAGGCGTTTTTTACAAAAGCTAGACATAAACCAAATTAATCAAATATCCCCAGAACTTGCTACTATTATTTTAGAAGGAAACGATGATGATCAAATTGTTGAACTTATTAAAACAACTTTTGATGGCGTAACTAATCGCAAAGCCAAAAGAGCACTCAAAGAAATACGTAAGACTGGAGTCGCGGAGCTTCCCGTAGTGCGTCGTCAAATTGATGTTCCCGATGTTAAGACACTAGCACCCGATGGAGACTTTATGTTTCCAGCTTATGTTACCGATCCCCAAAGATCACCTTATTGTTTCTGGCGTACATACTACACTGCTCAAGAATTAGAAAACAAAGTTATTACTGACGGGTGGGATCAAGATTTTGTTCAATATATGATAGAAAATTATCGCGGAGTTAATATTGACTCTATAGAACGTGAGCAAGAAGGTCGTCGCTCTATAAGTTTAACAGATTCAGCTTATGAGGCAGATGAATTAGTTGAGATTGTTCATTGTTATCAACGTCTTGTTGATCCAGAAGATTCGGCTGAAGGCATTTACGAAACCGTAATACATAAAGATTTTGATGGCAACGAAGGGCTAGGCATACAGAGTTATGCTAAATTTAGTCTTATGAATGGTTACGAAGACTACCCAGTTGTAGTTACAAAGCTCTCAGAAGATAGCAAGCGTTTGTATGATACACAAACCATTCCTGATATATTACGTGGCATACAACAGCAGGTAAAGGTAGAGCGTGACTCTCGCATAGATCGAAATAGTCTAGCTACCCTTCCACCAATTATGCACCCCGTAGGTAATGCTCCTAAAGATTGGGGACCAGGCAGGTATATACCGTATCGCAGAAAAGGCGAGTTTGAATTTGGTCCTACTCCAAACCTTAATCAAGGTTCTTTAGAAATGGAACAAACTATGGAAAGACAAGCTAATGCAATGGTAGGTCTAGATTATCAAGATCCTATTAGCGAGATGCGTAGACAATTTCTTGTAGACAAGTTTTTATCTCATTGTGCAGATGTTTTAAAGCTAGCTTATCGTTGTTTCCAAAGATTTGGACCAGACAGTATATTTTTTAGGGTTACTGGTGTTCCTGATCCTCAAATGTTTGAAAAAGGTAACCCTGATGAAAACTTTGATATATTAATTAATTATGATATTCTTAACTCTGATCCAGAAGCTCAAGAAAATAAACTAAATCAATTGGTTTCATTAACCCAACTAGACAGAAACGGAAGAATTAATATTGATAAATTACTTGAGGTTGCTGCTAGTAGCATTGACCCCGTTCTCGCTGATGCCGTTCTTCAGCAATCCGAAGAAGCCCAAGAGCAAATAGTAAAACAAGTTATGGACGACTTGACAAAAATCTTTGCAGGCATTGAAATGCCAGCTCGTCCAAATGGTAGTCAAATTGCACTTCAAATTATACAACAATATACTTCTCAGCCAGACATACAGCAAAAACTAGAAGAAGATGAAGCGTTTAGAGGCAGAATGGAAAAGTACCAAGGACAGTACATGTTTGTTATGCAACAAATGCAAAATGCCCAAATTGGTAGAGTTGGTACAGACCCTGCTCAAATGGGTGAAATTAGCACCCAAGGTATGTAGCATCTGTTTTTTATCCTTAAACTACAATTTAATGGCTGATAATAAAACACCAAGAGATTTTATAAGCGTTCGTACTCAAGAATTAAACGATAGAGAGCTTAAAGATTTTAACATGAGGAATGTAGGATCAACCTTAGAAAAATACTTTGGTTCAAACCCTGCTTTAATTTCTGCTATGTTGGGTAATATTGATGTAGAAACTGGAGGTACGTTTGATTTTAGGCAAGAACAAAAAGGAGGAAACGGGTATGGCTTATTTCAATTTGACTTTCATAAACCTTACTATAAAAAGTTTCTTAAACAAAATCAATTAGAGGATAGTGTTGATTCTCAAATAAGATATACCTATGAAAATATTTATGGCAATCAACAAAATGTTTTAGGAAAAGGTAATGCAAGAGATCTTAGAGAGTCGTTTGCATCAAAAACTAATCCTATTGAACTTTCTGATGATATTATGAATATATTCCTAAAACCAGGTAAACCTCATGCTGATAGGCGAAGAGAATCTACAAGAATGTATTCAGCAGCAATAACTCCTGCTAGATAATTTATGGAAGAAGATATTAAGACCCTTGCTAATTACGAAGCTTTTGCTCGTTTTATTTATTCTATTGAAATAGCTCGAGAGGAAGTTATTGCAGATTTAGCTCACGCATCTACGGAAGGAATACAACAACTGAGTGGACGTATTCTTGCCTACGATGACATTCTAAAGATGGTAGACTGGGACTCACTTCGTGAGCGTTACAGTCAACAACTTGCATAGGGTGTTAAAATAAATTTATCGCAATCATCCAGCGTATACGGATGGACAAAATTATGACAGAAGATCACTCAAGCGACATCTCCGAGTCGTCAGAAAAATCGGTGGCAACAAATATAACAGTGTCCGAGCTTGCCGCTCGACGCTTAGGTGCTAACCAAGCAACCGAACCAACAGAAGAGGTAGAAGAAACCGCAGAAGTTGGCGAAGAAGCAGAAGTTGCATCAGATGAATTAGAAGAGACAGAAGAAAACGTAGAAGAATCAGAAGAGAGTTCTGAGACTGAAGCAGAGTCTGAAGTATCTTCAGAAGACGTTCTTTCACAGATTGACCTCGATGAAATGTCAGAGGAAGACCTTAGCGAGCTTGGTAAAAAGCTTGGAAGCAAGGCTGTTGAACGGTTTGGTAAACTAACCGCACAACGTAAGGCTGCTGAAGAGGAATTACAAAAGCTACGTGCAAGCTTGGAAGCCAGTTCTAACAATCCACTAAAAGGAAGTCAGCAGATTAAGAACAACCCCTATGGTAACATTGATACCATAGAAGGAATACAAAAGAAAGCTGATGAAGTTAATGACATTGTTGAATGGGCTGAAGATGTTTTGTTTAACGCTGATGGCTATGGTCCCGATGACGTAGTAACTGAAGTTGAAGGTAAGGAATTAACTAAGGCAGATGTACGTAAGAGTTTGCTCAACGCTCGCAAAAGCCGAGATAAATTTTTACCTGCCCAGTTAAATGTTATTCAGTCTATAGAGCAAGGACAAAAACTTAGGAATAATTTTGAAAATCAAGCTATTCACGAGTTATCCTGGCTTCAAGGCGAAGACAATGATACTCGCAAGAAATTTCAGGCTATGATAAATGATCCGCGTTTTGTTCAATTAGAAAATTCAGTGGCTCCCGATATTGCAGCACAACTTACATATCTTGTGGCTCACGCTGCTAATAGTATATATGGACGCAAGCCAGTTGCAGAAACTAAGCAATCCGCTAGATTAAATCCACCAAAGCAACCAACAGGTGCGGGTGCTCAATCAGAGCGTAAGGCAAATCCCAAGGTCAAGAAAGTAAACGAATACAAAAATAGATTCAATAAAACAGGCAGCAAGAGTGATTTTGTAACTCTCAGAACCCTACAATTACAAAACCGATAACTTAATATACAATGTCATTTACTAATACATTTGATACTACAAATACAGGATCGGCTGTTTCTAACCGTGAGGACCTGACAGATGTTTTGACCATCCTCGCCCCCGAAGAAACTCCAATCCTTTCGTCTGCTGACAAGCAAAAGGCTTCCGCAACATTTGTTGAATGGACAGTCGATAGTCTTGCAGCTCCTAGCACTGCA